GACCTCCGGCATCGATCGCCTGAAGGCGGCGTTCGACAAGGCAGCGGCCTACACTGCGGCCAAGGCGACCGGCCTCACCGTCCGCAACCCGAAGATCACAATGGGCGGCGTGACGATCTCTCCGGCCAAGGCAACCTCGAAGAACCCCGGCGCGCTCTACGTCAAGAGCGGCGAGACCTACCTCGGCAAGATAGCCGACGGCAAGTTCTTCGCCACTGGCGACTGCACGCCGGAGCAGCAAGCGCAGGTTCTCAAGTTTGTCGCCGACCCGGCGGAGGCCGCGAAGGTCTACGGGCAGGAGACCGGCGTTTGCTGCGTCTGCAACGCAACACTCCGCAGCGAGTGGAGACTGCGCGGCATCGGTCCCATCTGCGCTGAAAAGTTCGGGTGGTGAAGAATGGTGCCACTCTGTCACTGTTGACAGGGTGGCACTACTCTGATAGAATACTTTTCGTCCATCACAGAGGAGTTATCGGACATGAGTAATACCAGCACCAAGCGATACGTCATCCAGCTTCACAAGAACGATGACGGCTCCGTCGGCGGCTATGGCGTGCATGCCCGCGACGGCCAGATCATCAGCGGGCACCCGACGCTGGCGCAAGCCGAAGCGGCGATGGCCCGTTACGTCGAAGGCGACAAGCGACGTCAGGCCCAGCGCCTCGCGCTCGCCGAAGGCCGTGCCAAGTCGGGGTTCGTGTCATGACAGTCGTCCTCATCACACCCCGGCGCTCGCCCAAGACCATCTACAACGATGGAGGGCGGCTTGCCGCCGGTTTCAAGGGCGACGCCGGTGATTGCGTTGCCCGCTCGATTGCGATCGCAGCGCAGCTTCCCTACCGGCAGGTCTATGACGAACTGGCGACCATCAACGCCATCACGCCCAAAAGCAAGCGCCGCCGCAGCAGCAGCCTCGGCAAGGTCACGGCCTCGCACGGTATCTATACCAAGTCTGCCGTGTTCAAGCGGTACATGGCCTGCCTTGGCTTTGTATGGACGCCGACAATGGGTATCGGCACCGGCTGCAAGGTTCATCTGCGCAAAGATGAATTGCCTATGGGCCGTATCATCGTTGCCCTGAGCAAGCATTACGCCGCCGTCATCGACGGCGTCGTCCACGACACTCACGACCCATCACGCTCTGGCACCCGCTGCGTCTACGGCTACTGGAGACTGTCATGAGGATCAAAGCAGAGCGCGTCCTTGCGCGAGACCTCAGGCCGGGCGACCTGTTCTCGGCGGCGCCACAGGCGTACTGGGACCACGCGATGGATAAAGGCTCGTGCGGCGAGCAGGTCTACATCCGTACGAACGTCAACGCCGATGCCTTCGGGGATGCCGACAGCTACATCAGTCGCATCACGATCGAGCGCTGAAAACAAAAAACCGCCCCGGCGCAAACCGGGGCGGTCTCTTGCCACCTCAAACTCTCACAAGGAACTACGCTCGTCCATCACAACGAAGCGTGCCGCAATAGTAGGGCCTCGCTGGCCCCCGGTCAAATCACCGGCGCTTCGGCCCCGCTTCGGTCGGGCCGGGTGCGTAGTACCAGCCCTCGTCGAGGTTCATACCCCAGCCGCCGCTGGCGGGAGCCTCCTTAATGGTAAGCGTGACCTCGACGCCGCTGCCTTCGACCGGCGGCGGCTTGTCGACCGGCGGCAGCACGATCGGATGCTCCGGGTGCGGCAGGTCACCGGGCAGCGTGTGGTCTGGGCGAGGCGGCGCACCGGGTCCACCCGGCATCGGGCCACCACCGGGTGCAAGTCCAGTAATCCAAGCGTAGCCGACGATCGTTGCCGGATATGGCTTGACGCTCTTGTCACGCGGGTAGACGACGACCTGCATCGAAATAGGTACTTGCGACATCTGCGATCTCCCTTGCTTTGTTTTTAGCTACGCTGGCGTACCACGCCAGCATGTCAGCGGCATCTCAAAACGTCTTGCACGTCACGCCAGCAGAGGCAGCAAGGCTCCGGCCAGTCTGATCCCCATATGCGGAAGTACCACCCGCAAAATCATGAGAACGACGACAAGCATGACGATCACCCAGATGATCTGCACCACCTTGGGCGGCAGCACGACGCCGATGACACCAAGAACGTAGATCACCAAGTAAACGGCGAGCGCCAAAAGGCAGACGTAGATGAGCAGCGTGATGACGCCTTCGATCATGGCCTATCTCCTCGGTTGAGCCGCGCACTCCTTACGGAAGATCGCCGGGATAATAAAGTTCCCGGTTTTCGGCCCGTTCGGATCAAAGCCGGGATCGCCGGGTCCGGTGCTGACGGCGATCCTCGGGTCGCACGAGGTGCGACGGATGATGTCGAACGCCACTGCTGCTGGCACGACCGCCATCAGCGCGACGTCGGCTGGCTGCTGCGCCGGAGCCGACGGCTTGTAGATGCGGACCTTGGTGCGCTTGGCGTCGGCGACCGACGGGATCGCCAGTGCAGCGGCAACGAACGCGAACAAAAACTTTTTCATGCAATCAACTCCTCCTCTTCACCCTGCTTGTAGATTTCGGCCTCGACAAAATCGTCAGTAGTCAGACCCAGATCGCGGGCGAGTGACGGCGAGAGATCGAGCGCCCGGCCGGTCTGCTCTCCCGGCCCCCAGTCAGCACAGAAGCAACCCTCCATCAGGATTTTTGTTCTGGGATTGTAGAGCGTCGCCGTCGCCACCAGCAATTCCTCCTTCGAGATTTGCGAGTAGTCAAAGCGGGCCGCGATGTAGTGTACATGAGGATTGAGCCGACGGGCCAATCCGGTGGTACCTTCAGGCTGGTAAGGAAGGAACAGATGTGGCGCGTCCATGATCTCATAGACGAATGCGAGACCTTCGCTTTCGGACATTCCAAGGTCATCGGGGCCTCCGAAGGTACTGCACAGACCGGAAATTTTTATCATGGCCGCGCCTCCTATTTCACTTTGCGCTCCTGACCTTTTCTCTGACTTCGTCGGGTGTCTCGCGCACACACAGGCCAATGCCGCTGAGCCGGATGGCGGAGCCGTGCGGCACTTGGCAGTGGCTGCGGATCGCCGGTCTGATCGCTTGCACCGCCGTACTCTCGACCCACACCGGGTTGCCGTCGAGTTGCGTCAGCATGACCAGCGCGAGCATCATTCGTCAGCCCCATGTGATGCGGATGATGCCCTGCGCCCCCACACCATAGCCGACTGTGCTGCCGCTGTGTTGGCCGGACCCGCCGCCGCCACCGCCGTAAAGACCGCCGTTGCCGCCCTTCCCGCTGGGGTTGACGCTTTGCGACGTCCCGCCGCCGCCACCACCGGCGCCGTGCGAGGCGTCCCAATGAGTGCCGTTGCCGCCATTGCCGCCCCTGCCGGAAATGTCACTCTTGGTCAGAAAGCCGCCGCCGCCTCCGCCGCCGGTGACGGCGTCCTTGCCGTCAGCCCCGGCTTGCGTCCCGTCATCGATGCCGCCCGCACCGGCGCCCGGCCCGCCGCCAGCCCCTGCGCCGCTCGCGGTGGCAGAATAGCCGCCGTTGTAAACGCCACCGGCGCCGCCGCCGCTGCCGCCAACAACTCCGGTAGCCCCGGCACCGCCGGGACCGCCCGCTGAACTTGGCCCGGCCGCACCACCGGCGCCGCCGCCGTTATAGCCTCCGCTGTTGCTGCCGCCGGTGCCGCCATCCAGCCTGACGTCGCCAACGCAGTTGGAGGCAAAGCCGGGATTGGTGCCGCCGCCGCCCTGCGCGAGGCACAGGACGGTACCCGCTTGGTTCTTGAGCCAGCTATCGCCGCCGACGCTCTGCCACGCCCCGCCATTGCCGATGTTGACCAGACAGACCTGACGCGGAATGAGCGCGACGTTGCTTTTCTTGGCATAGGCTCCGCCGCCGCCGCCGTAACCGCCGCCAGCAGGGCCACCGCCGTAGCTGCCACTGCCGCCGCCAATACACTCGATGGTGTTCTTGTCGTCGGTCCAGTCGTCGGGGACCGTCCAGTTGGCGGCGCCCACCGCCGTCAGGTACACCAACTGCTGCGTCAGCGGCCGTTTGCGAGCGCCGCCCAGCAACGGTGGTGTGATCCCGGCAAACATCTAGCTGACATCCGCCAAGAACACGCACGCTATGAGCGTCGGGTCAAATACCGAATACGAGATGATGTCGAGCGCACCGGCTCGAGCAGTCAGCACCGGCTTCACCGCATTCGGAAATTTCCACGCCGACCCCCACGTTGTGATCGTGAAGGTGGCGACGCTGGGGTTCAGGTAGATCAATCCCTTCTGGCCGCGCTTGGCATTTTGCGGGTTCGCCAGCGTCTTGCCGCCGCCGGTCGGCTGCCAAAGAAAGTCGAGGCCCAGCGCCATGTTCGGCGTGGCGACGTTCGTCGCCTCCACCAAGGCAGTCCAGTTCAGCACCGCCGCCCACATCGTGCCCGACGTCATCATCTTGTCGGGCTGCGAGTTGGCGATGAACTCCTGATAAGTCGCCGCCACCGGCAGCACGAGATGCTCCGGGTGAACGTGATCCTCGCGGGCGAACTTGTCGGAAGTGCCGACAACGGCTGCTGCTCCGTCCGGCAGCGGCGGAGTAGCGGCGCCGCCGGAGGTGATGATGCCGGGGCCTGACGTCGTCCACTTTTCTCCGTCCCAAGTGTAGGTCGGAATGCCCGCAACTGGCGGGATCGGATAACGGTCGCCGACGAGCGGCGTGCCGGGGAAATCAAGTGCAGCCATAGGTCACCTCATGAGTACGGCGCGGTTGGCGGTGTGAAGGCTGCCCTCCATCGCGCTACGTCGGAAAATCTCACCTCGTCGAGATAGCCGATGAAGCCGGGGCCACTGACATACCCGCCGATGGAAAACGGATTGGCAAGAGGAGAGAGGATCGCGTTAGGGAAATTGGCTGACGCCGAAGGGCTGCCGTTGATGTAGAACATAAAGTTCTGGCTGAGTGCGGCACAGCGGACAACAGCGATGTGGACCCACTGGTTCGACGGAGTTATGCCGAAGTTGAAACCGTTGAAAATGTCCCACGCCGCACCGTTCTGAGATGCATACATTGCTAGGTGGCCGTCAGGATAATCGTAGATGATCCAAGCCCCGTATACTCCGGTGGCGCGTGGTCCGATGATCTGTCCGGTGTTTGCGACGGTGCGGTACATCCAGAAATCAACGGTGAAGTCGCCACTGTACGGACATAGATCGACGGCGGTTGTAAATGGCGTCTGAATGCATGAGCCGTTCGCACCGTCAAAGAAGGCAGCACCCGTACCGAATTTTCCGCCAGCGGTGAGTTGCGCCGCACCGCTCGCGGTGAACACATGCGGTGTTTTCAGCGCAGCGCCAACAGCACTGTCGGTCCAGTTGCCATCAAAATGCATCAGCAGCTTGGTGGCAGCGTCGTTGCTGCCGTTCAAGCTGCCGTAATAAGGGAACGATTGCGGCGTGAAACTTGCGGCCTCGTCGTAGCGGGCGCACGATGAAAACCGCAACTCGTCGATAAAGCCTGCCAGCGGTTGATTTGAGGTGGGCCAGTTATTGCCAATACAGACGCGCCCCAAGCCTGACGACATGGGATTAGCACTGGTCGTCCATGTCGCGTGCTTGACGCCGTTGCGCCACGTTGACCACACGTTGCCCCGGCGCTGCAGTGCATGGTGTGACCACACGTTAACAGTAACGCCGCCCGCAGCAAGGTTGTTGGCGATATCCCACGCCGTACCGTTTGAGCTTGAATAAAAAGCCAGCGAACCTGCCGACTGATAAAATTCCCACGGCGAATAGGTGCCCGCATTGCTTTCTTTGGCCAACACGCATCCTGACGACGTGTTGACGGGATACCACCAAAAATCAACGGTGAAATCCTGTCCCGGCACGATCTGATAGTCAGGATCGTTGGGGTCAGGCGAGATAACATTAGCGCCGGTGACATAGCAGCAGGTGCCAGCAAATCTCTGCCCGTTTGATAGTTCTGTGGCACCCCCACTGACCCAAACACGCGACGGCTTGATGGTGTCAGTGAGTGCGTTGCCAGTGAGCGCGGCACCATAAACGCCGTCGAATTTCATCAGCCCTTTGGTGAACGCATCAATGCCGTAGGTCGGCGGCGGCTTGCCAAACAATGCTGGTGTGTTTCCCGGCAGCATCACTTTGCGTCCGCGATGTAAGTGCAGTAAATCTGCGTCGAACTGTAAACGACATAGGAGAGAATGTCGCAAGCACCCGCTGCCGCCGTCATCACCGGCTTCACACCCCCGGCAAATTTGTAGGCGCTGCCCCACGTCGTAATGTTGAAGCCGCCGTTTTGCAAAATGTAGATGACGCCCTTCTGTCCCTGCTTGGTGTTTGTTGGATTGTTGATCGTGCCGGTCGCGCTGGACGGCAACCACTGAAAGTCGAGGCCAGCGCCAAAATCCGGCGTGATGCTTGCGACTGATCCAAGATTAACCAATATCGCCGCGCCCCACGCCGCTCCCGGCGTGAGCATCTTTGTCGGCGCGGAGTTGGCGACGTATTCGGCGGCGGTCGCGGCGGCTGGTGCCCTGCCATCGACGTACTGCTTGGTGGCGACACCGAGTGCAGCAGTTGGATCGGCCTTGACAGTCAGTAATCCAGTGTCGCGAAGGCCAACCAGAACGCCGTCGATGAAAGCACCTGCGTCATTGTAACGGTAAATGCCAAAACCAGACCCAGAGTTGCCGCCGCTTTCAGCTTGCGTGTCAGTAAGAATGAAGCCCCACCGCTTTAGACCCCCAACAGTGCCGTAAAACGCTGCGTTCGTCCCCGGTGACGGCTTATCCAGATTGAATGATGGAGTAGCCTTACTGATCGTCAGATCGCCCGTCATCGTGTCGCCGTTTTTCATCACAAAGACGGCAGTGTCCGGCTGCGGGCTGGCGATCACCCACTGAATTGAATTTCCGTCGTCATAGAGAACGTACAGCAGACCCGTTTCACTCTCCCACCAGAGCGTGCCGGGTTCGACGCCGGTCGGCGGCGCCGGGCTGATGATGACGGGCGGCAGGTCATCGACATATTTTTTCGTAGCCGCATGCAAGTCGGCTGTCGGCCCGCCTGACAGGGTGAGAAGCCCGGTCATGACATCGCCGGACTTCTTCACGAACTGGCTGGTGTTATCGACACCCCAAGTGCCCCAGACGCCACCGGAATGAATGCGGATGTAGTTCACGCCGGTCGTCAGATCGCGAGCCTCGACGACCATGTCGCCAGCGAGGTTGGCCTGATAGATGATGCCAGCGAAGGCGTGCCCGGCGACCGGCGGCGCAGTTGCCGCAGCGTCGGCGTAGAACGAACCGGGGATGTACGGATGCGTGTCGAAGTTGGTGACGACCTGATAGGCCATCTCGCCGCTCAAATTGAACAGCGCTTCCTCTTCAGTCGAGCCGCCGGTGCCGCCAGCAACGATCGGGCGCGGATGGTTTAAGTCCTGCTCGACGTCATGAATGAACTCGTTGTACTTGATGCTCTCGATGGTGCTGTCGGGAATGCCTTCAGTACCCGGCGGGATGTAATAAATCTCTGAGCCGTCGCGCGGCATTGCAGTCTCCTATGGATAGACGGCGGAGCCGCCGCCAATGACACCGCGTGTGACCATGTCCCGCACCATCTGCTGACGTTTGGTACGGGCATCTGCGGCAGTCAGAAGCCGGTCAATGATCTCGCGCTGCTGCTGCGGATTTTGTTCTGCCAGCATTCTCGCAATGCGGTCGCGGGTGTTCTGCGCGGCGTCGCGACGAAAGAGGTCTGCGCCTTCTTGAAGTCCCCGGCCAACAAGTCCAGCTATACCAGCGCCGACAGGTATCTTGCCTTGGGCGCCCTCAAGCTGCTCTTTTGCAGCGGTGCGCTGCGCCGTCTGCGGACCAAGCACCACGTTCTGATAAGTCTCACGAAACATGCGTTCGCGAGCAAGCGTGTCGATAAGTTGCTGGGCACGCTCAGGCCCAAACATGATCGCCAGCTTCTGCGCGTTCCAGTCAGCCGGTTGACCCAATACCCGCTCGAGCGCCGCCAGATCATTGCGGTTCGTGCCGACGATGCGATCGAGTTCTGCTCTGGTCGCTTCGCGCATCCGCAGTGGCTCCGCCGACGGGCCGATATTCACGCCCTTCGGCTGCGCCGCCTCTGTCATCGTGTCCTGCATCTCGGCCGGTCGCGTGACGGCTGGGCGGCTGGTCTCGAACACGCGGGCACCGGGACTGCTGGGCTGGATGGCGCGTTCCTGTGAACCCAGTTCGGCGTACTGGCTGTCGAGTTCTCGAAGGCCCGGCACCTTGTCTTGCAACTCGCGCGTAAGCCGCCGCTCGGTCTGCTGGAGAGCAGCGGCCGTCGCCGGGTTCTCTTCGGTCTCCAGCATGCCGCGCACGGCGGTGCGGGCTTGTTGCAGCACTCGCGGATGCGGGTCGAGCGTGCCGGGGTTGCCGGTGATGTCGAGCATTGCTCGCACTTGCTGCAATGCCGACTGGGCCGGGCCGCGCGAGTTTCCTATCTGGCCCTCCAGCCAGAGCGCCACCGGGGCAGTATCGACAGCGCGAGCATTGTTCAGCGCCTGATCATAAGCCGGGCCAAGGCCCTGCATGCGGTCGCGCACGCCAGCCTCGACATAGCTGGGCGTCGGCGCCGGGCCGAAAGTCTGCTCGGTGGTGTCAGCGATGCGCTCGCCGGTGCCCGCGTCGCGGGCGCGTAGGCGGCTTTCCAGCAGGGTCTTGCCTTCACCGCCGGTACCCAGCGTGGCGCCCTGCGCCACGCCCTGCATCGACGGTCCCGCGTCCGGCAGCATGGCTCCCGGCGTGTCTGGGATGGTCCGCAGACGAGCGGCGTCAGCTTGCGCCGCATTAGTAACAGGCCCCGGTGGTCCGCCAAACCAGCCGCGATTTGCGAGACCGCGATAGGCGGCACCGGCGGCAGTCCCGATAAAAGGCGCAGAGGCGCCAATGGCGCCGCCAATAATCGTCCCCATCCCGGCATTCTTGGCATAGTCCTCTGGCTTCTCGGTGTAGGTGCCGCCAGCGCCCTGTAGACCTCCATAAAAACCGCCCTCTGCGGCAGCGGCGCCCATTCGCTCCAAAAGCGGCGCACCAGCCCGCATCAACGTCACGCCGCCCCGCGCCATTCCCGCAATAGGGACCATGCCGCCAGCGGCAGCGGCGGTGCCAGACATAAACGGCCCAAGACGTTTGCGAGCCGCCTCGCTTTCAGCGACGCTCTCATCGACGCCTTGGCTATAGGTTTTGTCGGTACCGATCGTCCTGATGCCGCCGCGCAGCCGGTCGAGAGTGTCGAAGCTGGCCTTATTGCCAGCCTCCCGCGTCAGGTCGCTGAAGAACTGTGACCACGATGTCGGAGCGTCGTCCGCTTTGGGCTGCTCAGGTCGAGAAACTATCGTCCAGTCCTCTTCCATCAGAAGTCCTCCCAGCGCCCGTTGCGGACACGCTGCTTCCGCCCCGCGTTATTCTGACGAACGGTGCCCTCAGGCTCCGTCGTTGCGCGGGCATTGAACTGCTCAAGGAACTGGTCTGCTACCGGCTTTGCAGCACCCAACGCATCCACGAGGCTTCGCGTGGCGTTTTCACGCCGCGCATTTTTGTCGGCAATGACCTCCGGCCTGTCGCCCGGCAGCGGGAAGTAGACAGGGTAGAACTGCGGCAGTTCGTTGATGCCAATGACCGCGCCGCTTTCGTCGCGCAGCACGGCGAGCATCCACGCATCGGCGGCAGACTTCGCCTTCTGGTACTGCGGCGAAGTCCAATAATTGCCGACCATCGGCACCTTGCCAGCGGCGCTGTCCTTCAGCCCGGCGAGAATGGAGGTGTCGCCAAGCTGGGCCTCGGCATATTTCGCACGCTCGAAGAACTTGAGTGTCTTGGCCTGTGTCTCGGTCAACTTGATGTTGCCAACCTTCGAGCCGGGTGTGACGTCAACCCAAGTGCCATCTTTCTGCCGCTCGAACAGCAGGTCACCAATCTTCTCGCGTGGCGGAGCCTTGCCAACTTCAACTTCCTGCTCAGTTTTTTTAATGTTGAGTTCGCGTTGACGCTCTTCCTGCGCCCGCTGCGTCGTTGACTTGTAGCGCAAGTCCTCAAGATTTTGTTCGGCAATCTGACGGTCGGCTTTCAGCTTCAGCGCCTCTTCTGGCCGGTTCTGAGCCTTGGCGATTGCCTCTTCGATCGTCAGTCGATCAATGCGCGTTTTCAGGTCGCGCTCAGGCGCCTTCAAATCCCATTCGCGCTTCGCTTTGACGTTTGCCTCGTAGGTCTCGCGAGCATTTTTGTAGCGCTCCTGCTGGATAGTCTCCAGATGCGCCCGGTATCTCTCCTCATTGTCATACTCACGCTTCGCCTTTGCCTGAAGTTCTGGGCTGACATTCGGGTTGTTGATGAACTGCTCCCAATATCGCTGGGCCTTCGACGGGCCAAGTATTCTTGGCTCAGGCGGCGGCTTGCCGGGGTCAGGGAACTCACGCGCTATTTCCGGCGGGATAGGCTGCGACGACGGCGGCGCGTCAGGCGCTGGCACAGGTCTGATGCCCTGAGAAGTGTCAGTCTGTGGCGCTTGCGCCACCACCCCGCCATAACCGACCGGGGGCGCGAGCGGAATGCCAGCTTGCGCCGTTGCCCCCATAGGAGGCGCCGTGACGGCGTCAGAAGAAACCACCGGAGAAGTCGGCGGCAGCGAAGCGCTCGTCGTCGGGGACGATGAAGTCCCCGCTTGGGTAGGGTCCGGCTGCGGCACCACCGGGGCCGTTGGCTGCTGGCTCTGGAGTGCGTCGGTGATGGCGTTGCGCCGGTCCTCGATGCTCTGGTCTACGCCGGTGCCGCCCAGCGTCCCCATCGGGTTGAGGCCTGTTGCCGGAGCGTCGCTGACGACGCCAGTCCTGCCAAGCGCCGCAGTCGGCGCATAGAACGGCGAACCCGGCCGACGGCCGACAATGTCCTGCAAGCGAGTGTCGGCGACCGCGTCCTCCTGCGTCGGCGGCTGCTGCGCTTGCTGGCTCATCAGCGCCAGCGTCACCGCGTCACGCTGCGCCGCCAGTTCGTCCGGCGCCGGAGCGCCGCCTGTGCGGCCATCGCCGCCAACTCTGGCTCCAGCTACCTGCTCGCCACCGCCGCCGCCGGGCTGCACCTCGCGTGAGGCATAAGTCGGGTCACCGCCACCGCGCAGATAGCTGGCGCTGCGGGTTGCCAGATGCTCTGCCGCTGGCTTGAGGTAGCCGCGCAGGAACTGGTCGGCGGCGACGCCGGAGTTGGGCGCCGTGTTCATTCCGGCAAAAGTGCGGTTGTAGTCCGGCCGGGTTGGGTCTTGCAGCCGCTCGACCGTGTACTGCGTTTGCAGCTTCGGGTCGCGCCAGTCGCTGCCGGGATGGTTCTGGTCGATCCACTTGACGAAATTATTCCACTCGGCGCCGCCCTCCTGAAACAGGCCGTGCGCATAGTGGGCCTCGCCGGTGTAGCCGGGCTGATCCGGGTGGCGCAGGTTGTAATTGAAGTTGCTCTCGTCGCGGACATTGCGCTCCAGACCGGCGATCGCGTTCGGGGTCATGCCGCCGCGTGCGGCGACGGCCTCCATTGTCGATCGCACGCCGCTGGTAGTGCGCGGGTCGCCCATAGGCAGCGGGACGTCAGGCGCTGGCACCGGCTCTTGCGGCTCTTGCGGCGCTTGCGGCTTCACCTCGGCGACCATGTTCGCCATGTCCGGCACGGTGTTGCCGCCAACCAGATCGGACTTCGCCATCTGCGGGCTGAAGAACATATTCTGCACTTCAGGCGGTGACACCGACGCCGTCTGCACCGGCGTAGCATCCGGTTGCGGCTCGCTCACCGCAGAGAAGCGCTGGTCGAATGTGGGCGCCCCTGTATCGGCCTCGCTCACCGGCCACGGCTCGACTGGAGCCACCGTCGGCCACCCCGTCAGATCAGGAGACTGTGGCGCTGGCGTTACCGGAGCAGGAGGCGGCTGGGAAGTCGTAGTCGTCTGCGGCTGATCGACTTTTGTCGTCGGGCGATCGCGATTGTATTCTTCGTCGCTCGCTGCGGGCGCGTATTCTCCTTTTGGCGCACCTTTGACAAAACCGGCTTCCTTCTCCTTCTGTCTCCGCTCCGCCATGCGGAGACCAAGGTCACTCAGCGCGTCGCCGATCGCTTCGCCCAGATAGGTCATCCCCTCGCCCTTGGTCTTGGGGAAGCCCTTCTGTCGGCTCGCCAGCGCTGCGGCAATAGCGCGGCGCTGCTTGAGTTCCTCATAATTCAGGCCGGTACCACCGCCGAAGATGAAGCCGCCATCTGTGAGTGCCATGTCACGCCGCCTTCAAAATGCTGCCCATGACCATGCCGGGATTGATGTGCTTGCGACCGGCGATAGTCTTGACTGCCCGCTTGTCGATCTTCTCGACGTCCTGCGCCATCGGGCCGACATGGCGCTCGCTCTCCGGGTCGCGCTTGTAGCTGTACTCGTAGATCGGCAGTTCTTTCGCCTCGCCTTCCGGGTTGGCGGCGAATACGGTGGCGAGCGGAACGACGTTCTCCTTCTCGCGAACGTCCGACATCATCATCCCCATGCCGCCGCGCAGCAGACCGCCAGCCAAGCCAAAGATGCCGCCCATCTGCGCGTTGTAGTTCGCGCTCTCCTGCTTGTAGATGTCCATGTCCTGCGAGAAGCGGGTGTTGATCAGGCCAGCGACATCGGTGGTCGGGATCTGATTGTTCGGCGTGTTGACGAAGTTCGGGTTGTTGATCTGCGAGCCGGAGAGTAGCGAACTGATTTCATTGATCGGCTGGTTGCGAAGAGCGTACTGCTCGTTCATGTACTGGTTACGCGCCATGTTCTGCGCGTTGAACGACGTCTGCTGCTGCGCCAGTTGCTGCGCCAGACCGGCGTTGGCGAACTCGCCGCGTGACGCCGCTTGCGTGAAGGTGTCGCGCTGCGCCTGATTGGCGAAAGTGCCGCTCTGTAGCAACTCCTGATACTTCTGCTGCTGCGCAGCGTTCTCGAACCCGGCCTTCTGCGCGGCCATATCCATCATGCGCTGCTGCTCTTGGCCCGCTTGCGCGGTTACACCCAAGCGCAGATCGTTGGCTTGACGACTATAATCGTCCATCGCCGCCTTGTAGGCGGTCGAGCCGTAGCGGATGCCTTGGTCCTGCAAGCGCTGCTCGATGTTCGAGCGCTCGCGGCTTAACTGCGGGTTAAGGCGACCGTACAGCGCCTCCTCCACGCGACTGCGGTCTGAACTGAAGTCGTCGGCGGGACCATAGGTTCGGGTGATCTCGCCAGCGTCCCCCAGCGTCGTTTGCTGCTGGCCCGCATCGCCGAATGTGGTCGCTGCACCCGGCACGCCGCTGATCCTGCTTGGGTCGGCCGCATCCGGTGCGCCGGTCAGGTCGATGCTGTCGGCCAGATGCTCGGACAGCCGCGCCGACTGCGCATTCGCCATGCCAGCCAAGTTAAACTTGGCAGCTTGGTTCTGGTCCTCGATGGCTTGCGCTTGCGGCGATCGTATCTGTGTTGCACTGAACCTCGGGATCTGGACGTTCAGTCCGGTGTACGGATCGTTCCAAGTGTAGTTGTCGGTTACGTCGTAGCGGAGTTCACCCTCGGGCGTTACCTGATTGGTGTTGTTCAAAAACGCATTGGCGATCGACGTCGCGACGTTGGTTGACGTCGAGGCACGCGCCGTGTCCTGCGGATTTGGTGCCGGAGGCGGTGACGGTGAACTCTTGCCCATGATCTAGTACCTGAGTTGGCTCCCGCCCGGCGGCTGCATCTGCGAACCGGGCTGCTCGATCGGCAACGGCTGTCCGACAAGGTTTGGCGTCTTTGGCATCGGCCCTTGCGGCAGACCGGCGCGTCCCATGCCGGGCATGCCGGGCATCGACTGCGGCGGCGCTCCCGGTGCTGGCGGACCTTGCACGCCGCCTCCCATTGGCTGGCTCTGCACCGGCGACGGCCCGGTCGGCGCATAACCCTGCTGCGGTGGCGCCATTCCGGTCATGGCGCCGCCACCGGCGGGCGGCACGATCGGCCCGGTTACCGATGGCGCCGCTGTCGCGCCGTACTGCATGTCCGCCCCCGGCATGCCGGTAGGCGGCGGCGGATTGGCGATACCCATCAGCGCTTGCACGATGGCATTGCGCTGCGAGTTGACCATGTTGGGGTCTGAATAATTTGGCATCTACGCGGCCTCCTCCAGCCCAGCATCAATCTCGTGATGTCTGAACCTTTTGTTGAAGCGGTTACCGGCCCAAGCCTCTTGCGTCAGCAGACACAGCACGCCGTCTTTGCCGCGCCCAAACATCCTCGGTATCTTGATGAAGGTGTAGTCGTAGACCGCAAGCTGACGCAGCAGCCGCTCGTTCTCGATCGGCGTGCGCTGCACGAGCATCTGCACCCCGCACTGAATGAACGGATAGCGATACATGCGCTCGATGGTGCCGCGCATCAGCCAGTGCGGGTCGATCGCGGCACCACTCATCTCGATCAGTCCGGCGTCGGGGTCGTAGTTGTGATAAACCAGCCCGCCGATAAGGATGCCGTCCTCGTTGATCACGCCAATCGTCGCGAAGTTGCCGCCAAAGCCGTTGCGGTTGTGCGGGATCATGCTGGCAACGAAGTCGCCGACGATCTGGTCTTGCCCGTAGACGTAGCGCAGCATCAGTAGATGAACCTTCCGTTGATGTTGTCATTGTCGAGCCTCGGGTCGCGCAGATACCCGGCTGGCCTCGGCTTCTCGTCCAGCGCAACCGGGGCCACTGCCGCTGGCTGACCCTGCGCCGCCGCGTTTGCTGCAAGTCTTGCAGCAATAGCGGCGCGGCGGGCTTCCATGTCATAGGGTCGCCCGCCCTGCGCCGCTGCGCGGAGAGCGTTAGGGTCGATCATCCCTCGCGGGTCGCCATAGGTCTGCGTCATGGGAAGCGGCCCGCCATAGACGCCATCGCCACGACTGTACGTTGTCGGCCGGTACTCCGCTGGCATACGGGTCATGTCGAGTTCGTCGGATGACAATCGATGGCCCGGCCCGCTCTGCGAATAATACTGCGAGACCGCATCCTCCGACGGCGCGAAGCCACGGATGTAAGCGGGAGCAAACAGGCCGCTCAGCGCCCCTTCAGGATTGTAGGTCTCGAACAGACTGCCCATCGCCGGGGCGGCTTGCTCAGCCGGTGGCGGCGGTGCGAACTCGGGTACTGGCGGTGCGGATGGCATGGTGCCCTCAGACGTTTGCGCCCAGCTTCTCGTACATTGCGGCGATCGAGATCAGTTCGACGTTCGGCTTGCCCTGCTGCGCGACCGCGACCTGCACGATCGGCGCGTGCGAGAAGCCGGTCTCGCCGATCGACACCCAGCCGGTGTTGCGGACCACTGGCGTGACCAGCGCACTCTCCTGATCCCACAGCGCCTGATCCCACAGGCCCTGATCCCAGACGTCCGGCACGCCGGGGTCCGCTGCTGGCACCGGCGGTGTCGGCAAGCGCAGGACGTAATCCGTGCATGCCGCAAGTTGCGGCTGGAACGGTTCGCCGGACGACGATGTGAAAGTGGCGCGAGCCTGACGCCAGACCACCGACACCGGCGGGGTCTGGAACATCTCCCAGCCGCCGACCAGTATAGCGGTGTAGGGAAGGCCGTCATCAAAGCCGGTGCGGTCGGCTTGCATGATGACGCCGCCCTGCGTTCCGAAAAACAAACTGTTGCGCGAGTACAGGAAGCAGGTGGCGTCGTAGCCGACGAACCGGCACCACGCAGTGGTCTGCGTGTTGACGACAAGGCAGTAGCGTTTGCCGACCGGCCCTCCCGGCGTCGTCACGAATGCGCCGCCGTACTGGTCCCACTTTTTCATCGTCCACGGCAGATTGTTTTTGTCGGCGACCTCGGCCCGCCACATCGGCTTGATGTTGCGCGTGAGCATTGCGAGTTCGAGTTGGTCGGCTGTCTTGGTGATCGCTTGCGACAGCGGCGCGATGCCATCCACGGTGGCGATCAGCAAATCACCGCCGATCGACATATGCGCGTTCATGCCCATCGGCTTGCTGACCTGATAGCGACCCTCTTGCCGCCAGTTCGCTGCGTCGCTCGGATTGCTGCCGGTGAAGATGATCGCCTCGCCTTCGCTGGTGTAGAACACGCACTTGTCGTCAGTGCCATCACCGGCGTCGATCGACCATGTGGCGCCAAACACCAGCTTGCCGCCCTTGTTGGCGGCGCCAGAAAGCGGAATGACCTGAAGGGCGCCCTGTATCGAGTTCACATCGAGGTACCAAGCATTCATGCTATCGGCCTCGATGAAGAACAGGCGGCTGCGATACTTCCAGACGTAGACGAGGTTCTCCCCGGCAGCGACCGGCGTACCGGCTGGTCCAGTGATCTGCCCGCCGTTGAGAACGGTCCACGCCGTGCCGTCGAAGCGCAGCGGCGGGTCGCCGCGATCGTTGACGGCGATCAGGAAGTCACCACCGGCATTCGCCATCTGGGTAGCGGCGTAGTTGCCGGACGATTGCCCGCCCTTGACCAGCACCGGCACGCTTGTGGTTACGTCGTACAGCTTGGTGTCGTTAGCAGCGAACATCCTCTCGGCAGTGGCGCTCTTGTACTCAAAACCTGAAACGACCGGCAGTTGCTCAGGCAGGGCGCACCAGCGTGTGCAGCCGCCGCGCAGCTTGACGCCGCGCATGGTCGGCACCCAGTTGTCGCAGATGATGGCGGCGCCCGGCTGCATGAAGGTGTAGTTCTCGCTCTGCACGATGCCGCGTGTCGGCGCCGGGATGATGTACGGCGTCGAGCGTTGTGCCATCTGCGGCGGCACCGGCACCCTGCGAAATGCTTGGTGAAGGCTCATGGCGTCGGCGCCGGGAATGGATAGGCAGTGGCGGCGTTGGCGGAGATCGGTGTGCGGCCAATGTAGATCGGCGCTGGCTGGTCAGTCCCCATCGCCATCGTGAGGGCGTCGCCGTACGTCCCCATGTCCTCGGTGTAAGGCGTGCCCTTGTACGCTTTCCACTGCCAGATCATGCCCAGCTTCAGCAGCCGGTCGCCCAGCACGAAGCTGTCGCCGTCGGCCATGAAGGCGTCACCGGCGCCTCCGGCGGCGAGTGTGATGCAGTTCTTGTGCAGGTAGGCAAACGTCGCAGTCTGGCCGACCTTCAGCACAGGCTGGATGTGCATCTTCCCGCCCATGATCGTCCACTCGCCGCGAGTGTCGTAGTTGCCCTGCGCCCGGCGCTGTATCCACTCATCGGTGTCAACGATGAAGCGCATCGGGAACTGCGTCTGCGTGGAGCGCCAGACGTTCGCCGTGAGCAGCATGCGCTTGTAGTCTGCCGGGAGGTCGAAGGCGGTCTTGATACCGTCGCCGGTCATGACCGCCATCACCTTCAGCACTGTCCACTCGCGGGTGTCGTACGAGATGCGCTGCGCCATCTCGTTGGCGAGCGAAAGCATCTCCTGCATCGTGCGGTTGCCGGTGATACTGGTAAATACGGAAGTCGGCGGGATCAGAACGCCGACTGCCGCGCAGACATCCTTCGTCACCGACAGTAACGTCATCAGGTCACCTTGGATTGTGCCTCCGTCGCCATCCGCACGAGCGTCTTGCGATTGAGCGAACCGTGGGGTGCGCGTCCGGTATTGGTCGCAATGAAGTCACGCAGCATATCGAGCGTCATGTTCTCGAAAGGATCGCCACCTTCGCTCTGCCGCACTTTGGCATCCTCTTCGAGGATGGCATTGCGGGCCTTGAGCGCCTCGACCTCGGCGAGCAGCGCCGCATTCGGAGCGCCCTGTCGGCTCTCGGCGATGAACTCCTGCGCCTTGTTTTTTAGGTCGCGACCTCCCTGACCAAGGTTCTTCAGTTCCTGCCCATCGACAGATGCCAGCGCCTCCACAGTGTAGATGTTGAGAGCGCGAAGTTCAGCCCGGCGGGCCTCGGTGAGAAAGGGCACATGCTGGAGCGGCGTGCCGCTCTTGGTCTGCGCGGTGTGCGACTTAAATTGCTGATACTGGCGCGAAAACCGTTCGGCATAGGTGACGCGGGTCTGCTCGCCAGTCGTCGGGTCGTTCATCCAGTGCGAGAATGCCGTCGCCGGAAATACCGACACGCTGCGCGAGCCGGGAAAACGGATCTCAACGATCTCCATGTCGTCATAGATCGGTCGGCCTTCCTTCGCCGACCTGTCCTCGTTCTTGATCGCGTGATGCTTGAACAGCGCGACTACTGCTTCATCGGGATCTTTTGGCATTTTCAATTCTCCGTCTGAGGGAATGGGGCTGGAGCCGTCATCGGGGGTTAGGGACACCTGTTTTCGGGACTGGTGACGATGACGGCTCCAGTTTTTTCGGAGTGACCTCCGAAGCTAGGTGGCCGGGTTGCTGTCGTAGAAGCGCCAGTTGAAGAGCGGGTTGACCTGCGTCAACTCACCCATCCAGCCAATGAACTGCGCGATGGCGTCCTTATCGATGGGCATCTGGCCCTCGCCGTCGAACAGGTTGTCGAAGTTTCTGTTCGGGTGGTACCGCAGCCGGAAGCTGTCGGTGTTCAGCCCAAAGGTCGTGTTTGCTGGCATGTTGGAGCCAATGCCGCCGTCGAGGACGATCTCGGCCCGCTTGCCGCCACCGATATACTCGACTGAAGAAAAGCCCAGCTTGCCCAGAGAAGTCTCGTTGGTCTGCCGCTGGATGGCGACAGTCGCCGCGTCGTAGGCCGCGTAATGCTCGGGCGACATGATCAGCAGGTCGGCGTAGTCCTTGCCGCGAGACTGCTTGGTCATGATGTAGTTGAGCATCGGGCGGATAGTCGTTGACAGCACCTGCGTGCCGATAGCCGTCGCCATCGTCTGCGCATCGTACGCCTTGGTCTGCCAGATCGCGTTGGTGCGATCGATGCCGCCGTACAATCCGCTGTTGGTGACGATCGGCACCGCAGTCGCGAGGCCGGTGAGTTGCTTGCCGCCGTTGGCGGTGCCGTCGGAGTACAGCGCGGCGTCCATGACATCTTCCAGCGAGCGCTCGGCGGCGTCGATGTAGCTGTCGTAGACGTCCATCAACTGGGCCTCGCCCTCGTTGTTCAGGATTTCCTGCATCGAAAGGATGACAGGAACGACGACCATCTTCGGGTCGAAGTAGGCGTCGTTGAACAGGTCGATGGCGGGGTTCAGCAACTGGTCGTAGCCGCTGTACCACTGCGCGACTTGCTTGGCGATCTGGAGTGTCTGTCGAATGCGCGGACCCGAATATGTCTGCCAAAGGCCCTTACGCCGCATGACGGCGAGCAGAGCGTTGTTCGCCGACACGAGATCTTGGTATCCGCTCGAACGATCTTCGAGCGCCATCGAAAGTATCTGCTGATAAGCAGCATTAGCGTTGATGTTCGGCATCTGCCGTCCTCAGAATTTAGACGCTGCCATTCACCCGCTTTATTGCGTTTGAAATGGCTTCGCGTCGGCCAATCGGTTTATCGCTTTTCCGCCGCTGCCCTTCTGAGGGGCCAGCATCTGGAGCGCCGGAAATCGACTTGTCTGATCGGGTCTGAGCCGGTGTGCCGTTGCGGGTCTGAGCCGCTCGTCCTGAAGCGGGGCGGAGCCTTTCGGCTCTCAGGTACGCGGTCTCGAGGTCGAAACCGAATTTAAGTTCCTGTTCTATCAGGTCGCCCAATTCGTCAAACCTCGGATGCGTGTCAGCGAACTGATCCACGGCTGACCGTGTTTGACCGAATACTTTCTCAGTCTGCATTGCTTGGACGTTTTGCGCAAGAGACTGCACGATCTGGTGCAGTTGGCCGATCTGATGCGTCTGCGCCTGTTGCGCGTTGCCCTGCTGGATGAGCCGGTGCTGATCGGGGTTCTGCTGGAGAATATGATAGGCGACGTCGCGCAGCGTCAGCTTGTGCCCCTCGTTCGTCCGCAGGTTCAGGTTGCTGATGATGACGTCGAGACCACCGACGACATCCTGCCGCAGCTTCTGCTCCATGCCGACGTAGTTCGTGAGCGCCCGCGCCAGCGTCGTGCCATGCTGGCTCGCCATCTGGTGGAAATGGCGTATGGTGTTCATCTCCTCATGGTCGCCACGGTACTGCCGGTATGCGCCATCGAACTCCTTCGCCATTCGATAGACCTCGCCGCGCACTCCTTCTGGTGCCGACGCCCACTCCTGCTTACCGCGCTCGGAAAATCGCGGTGGCGGCTCTCTATAAGGCGCATTTTCGGGAAGCGGCGCGGATGGTTTACCGGCGTCTGGCGCCTGACGCGCTGATTGACGCCCCGCCTCCGCCTGATCCGGCGCCTTCGCAAAGCGGCCACCCTCCCGATACCGCTCCGGCTTCTTCGCCTCCGGCTTCTCGCCCTTTTCCTTCTCCATAGTCTCGGGCGGGTTGTTGTCGCCCATGCCGCGCTTGACCACTTTCTTATGCTCGGGCTGCTCCTCGACGTTGGCCCGCTCGAAAGCCTTCTGGATGGCCTCACGGCGACTGGGCGGACGTCCCTTGCCGCCCTCCAGATCTCCGACCGGCGCGTCCGGCGCCTGTGGCCCAACCGGCTTGGGTGCGCTGGCCGGGTTCTGGTCGATCACCACCTCGCCAGTGGACGGTGCCGGTGCTGACGGTGCTGACGCCGGTGCTGGAGGCGCAATGTTGGTGTCGGACATTTGAAACTCCCTGCCGGTCTGAGCGGCTGTTGATCTAGATCAATTCCCGTTTCGTACTTTGCGGATCGCCTTCCTGATCGTGTCGCGTCGCTTGTCGGCGCGGTAGAAGTCCCGCGCCACCGACTGGCTGATGCCAGCCTTGGCGGCGAACCCGGCGTCATGCGCCGCAATCCGCATGAACTTCTTCTGTCTAGGCGAGGTGCTTGGCACGATGCCCTGCCTTATAGCGCTCGAGCGCCTTCTTCAGCGTTGCTCGTCTGGCCTCTTTTTCTTTCCGGCCCGCCGTCGCGCGTTCTTTGGGCCTGAACTTCTCAGTTCCGACCTCGATGAGGCCGTGCGCTCTGCCGACGGCGCGGAAGGTGGCCTTTGAAGTGTAAAACCGCCCATCCACCTGCTCAGTCGGCTCCATAGTGTCGCTAATGACATAGGGCACCGCCAGATCACTTCGCGCTGGGGCGATTTGCCTTTTGTCGATGCGCCACTTTCCCGGCGCCACTTCGGTCAGCTTCGCTGTCATTTGTTTCTCGTGAAACAAGCGGCGGCGCCACGAAGGTCACCGGCAGTCCGTAGACCGCGACCTTGGTCACCGCCACGCCATACTTGTTCGCCGCCTCCGTCACCGGCATTCCAAGACCCGGCTTGGTTGCTGTGACATCGACAACAGGCATGCCGCCCGCTGCTACCGTAACGACCGGCATGCCCATGTCTGTCTCCTACTTCTTCGATCGCTTGTCGTCCGGCTTCTGATCGTCCGGCTTCTGATCCTCCGGCACCGCTCCCGATCCCGGCGGCTCGTTGATGCTCACCGGGGTGTTGGTGGTGTCCGGTGTTTTCGGCGCCTCCGTCTTAGGCTCCGGCGTCTTATGCTCTGGCTCCCTTGCCATGTCTCGCTCCTCTGGTTGTCGGCGCAGCGAACGTGAACGGCAGTTCGTTGCTCATTTTGCTGCCGTTCTTGACGCTGACCTGCACGGTGTCTGGCCCATGCCAGACGTCCATGTTGATGCCGGTCGAGAGCGTTCCGTCGGCGTTGAGCGTCGTCGGCTCGTCCTGCCCGGCAAACACGATAACGCTCTGGGCGAACAGGTTGGTGCCGGAGACGAACATCGTGAAGCTGGGTTCGCCCAACACTGCGCCGTCCGGTGACAGCGAAGTGATGGTCGGCTCGGGGATTGCGTCCGGCGGCAAATCGTCAACCGACGGCGGCTCGTTGATGGAGGCAGGGAGGACCATCGTCGTCCGGCCCGGCCCCGTCGGCTCATTGATGCTTTTGATGCTCATGTGAACGCCCAGTTCGTTGCCGCAGTAGAGTAGGAGCCGGTCGTCACAATAACCGGCAAGTTTCCTGCGCTGCTCCTCCTCGGCGCATTCAGCACCTTGAGTTGCGTGGCGCTGTTGAACTGCGTCGTCTGCGGCACGCCGTTGACGCTGACCACGGACTGCGGCGTGAAGCCGGTGCCGTTAACCGTGAGCGGCCCTGAGCCGCCAACTCCTACCTGCGTTGCCGGTACGAGGCCGGTGATGGTGGCGTTCACCGCAGGTGCCGCCATCGTGGCGTGGC